CTATCTTGTTCGATAAGACCTATGAACTCGCCCCACCAAACCAATCCTTGAAGGTGATTCCTGTCGTCGCTCAAAAGGGCTGGCGGGAGAACATCCCCTTCGATGAGGAGGACATTCCGCGCATCGCTTGGTCTAAAGAACAAGCTAACGCAATCGGAGAGGAGTCTGATTGGGAGATGACCGAGTTCGCTGAGTTGACCTTGTTGATCCAGCAGCCCGAAGAGTCTTCTGACGTTGACGCATACCAGTTGCCTATTGGTGACCACAACTATGCGTTGGGTAAGATCAATGTAGGGAAGAACGCCTATCGTTCGACCTACAAGCGTTTGGCAACGAATGCTGCTCTTACCGGACAGGCGATCCACAACAAGATCTGGAACTTTACTTCGGAGGAACTGACCAAAGGTAAATACACTTGGTTTAACCCAACTCTGACCGCTACCGTAGAAACGGTGGATGACAGTGTTGCCTCTTTTGTAAACAACTTTCTGAGCGCGTAGTCATGTCTGAAGAATTGAAGATTGACGCTCTGAAAGACGAAGTTGAAATGCTCGACAATATGGTTGCCGACGTTGAAGGGCAGTTCGACCAAATTAGCCAAAACCTCGAAAAGCTTCGGGCTGTCAGGGCAGCCCTAAAGCACGTAATCGATACTCACGATCCGCTTGAGTTCGATTTCGGCGAAGAGGAATAAGCATAGCACAGGCCCACTCCGGTTTATGTCTCTGCCGGAGTGGGTCTTTCTTTGCCTAGAGACCAAATAATATGATAATATACGCATTAGATTTTGAGACCTACTATGACCGCGATTGCAGCATCAAGAAGTTAGGTCCGTTGGGATACTTCTCCCACCACTCCTTCGACGCATACATGGTTAGCGTTGTAGGGGACGACGGTTTAGAGTGGGTCGGCCACCCTAAAGATTTTGACTGGCAACTACTGGAAGGGCAAACGGTCCTGAGCCATAACGCCAGTTTTGACGAAACGCTTTATCTTTACGGCGTGACTAAAGGCTGGTGGCCGAAGGTAGAGCCTGCCGAGTGGCACTGCACCGCCGACATGGCGGCTGCTTGCGGGTTGCCTAGATCATTGAAGAACTCCACTGCGGTAGCCTTCGATCTGGAGATCTCCAAATCCACTCGTGACAACATGTCCGGCAAGACGTGGGACGGTATGAGCGAAGATTTTAAAAGAGAGGTAGAAGAGTATGCCATCAAGGACTCCGTTCTCTGTCTTCGTCTTTGGAAAGCCTACGAGTCCAAGTGGTCCCAGTTCGAGCGGGACATCAGTGTCCTGAATCGCCGTATTGTGCAACGGGGAATCCCGATTGATACTGACGCTCTCCGCAAGAGTAAGGAGACCATCAACGCCCTCCTTTTCGAGACGGAGAAAGCGATTCCGTGGGGAGACGAAAAGCCTCTCCTAAGTCGAAAGGCTTTCGACGAGGAGTGTATCAAGATGGGGATTGAGCCACCTGCCTCGCTGGCTAAGACTGATGTAGATGCCCAGCGGTGGATCAAGGCCAATGGGCATAAATACAAATGGATTGAGTCAGTCACAAACTGGCGTCGCGTGAATGCGATTAAGAAGAAGCTCGATAGCTTCGAGTATGCGACGATGCCGGACAACCGATACTATGGTGGTATCATGTATTTCGGAGGACACACCGGACGCTTTAGCGGTAGTGGTGGCAACCTGAACCTCCAGAACTTGCCCAGAGACGAGATGTTCGGCGTGAACATGCGTAACCTGATTACTGCCCCCAAAGGCAGGAAACTGGTTGTAGTCGATCTCTCGCAGATTGAGGTCCGCACCCTTTGCTGGCTGTCGAAAGACAGGGCAACAATGGACGCGATCCAAGCGTCTGACGATATCTACGAAGCGTTTGCAATCCAGTTTGGCTTGTGGACAAAGGAACAAGGAGTTCTGAAAAAGGAGGACGCGAAGCTCCGGCACAAAGTCAAGGCCCTCGTTCTTGGCTGCGGATACGGTGCGGGTGCGAAGCGTTTTGCTGAGTTGTATGGCATGCCTCTCGAAGAGGCGGAAGAAGCCGTCGATCTGTATCGTGAGCGTCTCCATAAAGTTCCTAGATTCTGGAATAACTTGGATCATAGGGTCAAAGGGGCGATGGACAAAAGAGTTCTCAAACTCAAACTCCCCTCTGGCCGGACCCTGACCTACTCGAAACTTGAAAAGATACTGAACAGGGGCCGCTCTAACTACCTATGCCGAATCAATAGAAACGGACAACTGAGGAAAATGAATCTTTGGGGTGGCGTTTTAGCGGAGAATATGTCACAAGCTCTGGCCCGTGACATCTTTAGCCACATGATGCTAGAGATCGACAAGGCAGGCATAGATATTATCTTCCACGTTCACGATGAAGTCATCTGCGAATGTGATGAGGATAAAGCCGAAGAAATCCTTCAAAAAATAATCAAAATCATGTCTACTCCGCCGGAGTGGATTCCCGACATTCCTCTGGATGCAGAGGGTGAAATCTTAACCAAATACCAAAAATAATGACCTACAGATATTTGCGTAACCTGCGCGATACTAAGACGACGAAGACAGAAGACCTGAGTAAGCTCCCTACAAAGAAACCCTCATTTAAATCGAAAGCGGACTACAGGGAATGGTGTAGTAACCCAAACACCAATCACGTCTTCTATTCCACCTTTGAGGGCCGTGCGCCGTCGAAGAGAATCAGCAACGACAACCCTGTCCATAAGGTCTACGGAGTTGTCGCAGACTACGATGCCCCTATAGATTGGGGTTCATTCGACAATGATCTTGAGGTAAGTTGCAAGGCTACCATAAAACCAACATGGGCCTCTAAGACCTACAGCGGTTATTTACGGTTGGTTTGGGAGTTTGATGAGGCAGTCCCAATCGACCCTTCGATGTTTGACTCGTTTATCCATAACCTCAACCGGACACTTAGGATAGACAAGTTGTTCGCCGGATTCGATTCGACTTCACTGAGACCCAATCAGTATTTTGAGTTGGGTGAAGAATGGCAGCAAACTAACGGCAAAGTTTCAACGGACATTGTCCATACTGCTCTGACAAAGGCTGTTACCTCCAAACCACCTGAATCTTCTGAGGTCAACATCCCTATCGATGTCATTGCATCTGAAGTTGAATCCCGATTCCCTAATCGCTGGTTCGGTGATTTTGAAGTCGGGGCCAGAGGACCATTGTTCTGGATTGACGACGGCATCGACCGTGATGGTTGTCAGGTCGTAGAGGACGGTATTGTCTGTTACAGTGATCGAGCTGGTAAAGGGTTCATGAGCTGGTCGGACATCTTCGGGAGTTCCTTCGTCAAGGACTACGAAACAAAGAAGCTCTCCGGCCTACTCGATGAATACTGGTTCAATGGTAGAAGCTTCTTCAAACTTCAGCACGATAAAGCGGTTTCGATCCCGAAGGATCAACTTCTTCTGGAGCTTAGGCAGGCAGGCTTCTCGACCAGAGTCAAAAAGGGTAAAGGGATTAGCGAAGTAGAGTCCGCAGTTCTCGTGATTAGTAACAACAACCGGATTGACGAGATCGCGCCTGTTGTGTTCTCACCGGATCGTATCGTCACCTACAACTCTACCCGTATCCTCAACTGCGCTACACTAGAGGCAGTCGAGCCGGATTCTGATGGAGACCCGTCTAAGTGGCCTTTCCTACATAAATGGTTGAATCAGTTGTTCGTAAATAGCTCTGAGTATTCAGCCTTAGACTACTTTTATGCATGGATGCAGAGGTTCTACTCTGCGGTCTTGAATAAAGTCCCATTGCAGGGACAAGCTTTGCTGCTGGTCGGGCCGACAGGTCGCGGCAAGTCGTTGTTGAGTAATAAAGTCATTAGCGACCTTGTAGGGGGTTTTGCTGATGCGTCTGACTACTTGTCTGGTCAGACCAAGTTCAACAAAGACTTAGGTAAGGTAGCGTCTTGGGTCATTGACGATACTACCTCAGCAGCTAGCTTTCAGGATCAGAGACGCGCCACCGAACTACTCAAGAGAGCGGTAGCTAATCCGCGAGTCGAGTATATGGCCAAATACGCTGACGCTTTGTCGATCCCTTGGACGGGTCGAGTCACGATGTCATTGAACATGGACGCGAACTCTTTGTCAGTCATCCCTTCGCTCGATACCAGCAACCGTGATAAGCTCATGGCCCTGCTCATCAGCGAGAAGTCTACCAAGAAGTTCCCACCAAACGCAGAGGTAGAGGCTATCCTCCGAGACGAGCTTCCGTTCTTTGGTCGGTTCCTGTTGGATTGGCAAATGCCGGAAGGCGTGCGTGATGTCGGTCGATTCGGTGTAGCTTCTTACATCGATCCCACCATTGCGGATGCAGCCTACGACAACAGTAGCCGTAGTTCGATTGCCGAACTGGTTGAGTTCTTCTCCAAGCGGTGCCGTGAAGTCTATCCTGAAATGGAGATGTGGAGCGGAACACTGACTGAGTTTCAGGTTATGATTCACGACCTTAACAACGGTCGTGATGTTGGGTCATCACGTAATCTGGAGTTCTGCCGACGTGGCATGGTCACGCTGGAGGAAGCGAGTCGGGTCAATAAGAAGATCCGCCCGATCACCTCAGAAGGTCAAGGTGGTGGTAAGTTATGGAGCATTGACCTCGGCGAGAAATACGATATAGGTTACAGACCGGATGACCAACCAAGATCTGAAGATCAGGAGACAGGAACTCTGCGGTGAGTTCTGGATAGCTCTCCGCGAAGCTATTGAGAGCATTGGGGGTGATCCGTCCATTATAGACATATACATGGACGCACCCCTGTGCGAATTCGTAGAGCTAGTTGCTCCTAACGGGATAAGGCCAGTCTTCGATAAGACTGGTCATATCCATTACTTCAAGCCGCAGAAACCGGATGAAGAGCTACCGCCTGACAACGAACGGTTGAAATGAATCTGGCCGACGGGTCTTCTTAATCTCGATGTTGTATCCATCAGCCTTGAACCGGAATCCGTCAGCATCTACGTCGCCCTTCTTCGCGAATCTATTCTTGTGGATGATGGTCTTCTTGGGACACCAACCGCAGAGCCAAACCTTTTGCAAGTTCTCGTGGACGCGCATGAAGAAGTAAACGTCAGCCTGAAACTTGCTGAACTTTGTTTCGACGACCGAAGCATTATAATTCAACATCGGTCTCGATGTGCAACGCTTCGCTTTGACGTCAACCGTCAGACCGTCGAGTTCGTAGTCGTGAGTAAATGAATTACCGCCTACATAATCAAACTGAGGGTAAGTTTTCTCGAATGCGACCTCACCTAAGAAGCCCGTCATGTTACCTCTACCTTTAGTAAATGAGGTAGTAAGACGCCCGAGTTTTTCAGATCTTCGGTATGCTTCGGCGACGTCTTCCGGCGTTGGTTTGTAAAGTATGAATCGACTCATGATTTGCGCTTACGCGCTGATTTTAGAAGACGCTTCTTAGACCGATACTTAGCGGTCTTCTCTGCAATCTTCTTTGGCTGCTTGACGAATTGTTTGCCAGCACGCATGCCTTTGCGCTTCTTGCGGCTGGTGCGTGCGTATTCTTCGTCAGTCAAAGCTTCACGCGCAGCCTTCGGCAAATACCGCTCGCCTGTCTTCAAAGACGGCTTACCGGACTTGGTCCCCCACTTTTCGCGAGTCCATTTATTGAGGGATCTCTGTGGGGCTTTCTTACCCCTCCTATACCCTCCTCCAGCTTTCTTGTAGCGTGCCGCAAGTAGCTGCGCCTTGCGTGCTGACCATTGGCCAGCTCTACCACCTTTGGTTCCAGCCTTGATCTCTTTGAACAAACGCTTACGAAGAGCTGGCTTCGTGTAGGTTCCAGCTTCGTTGACGCGAGACTTAGACTTTTTCTTTGGCATTAATATTTAGATTTTTTGCGGGTAATCTTATTAACCCGCTTATTGGTTGTTGGCTTCATATGGCTGTAGCCTTTCTTTTTCATGGCAAGATGCTGCTCGTAGGTGTTAGCCTTGTAGCCTTTACCTGTCTTGTCATACATTGTGTGTGGTTTAAAATCTTTCATTTTAAGCGTTTAAGGATCCGTTCGTAGGCTGGAAAGAAGACTTCATCAATGCAACGAACACACGCTTCTTCCTCGAAGTTCTCGCAGAAAGATATTCCGGCGATGTGGAAGGAGGCGTGCAGCA